CTTTTGACAATAACACCCTTATCCGCAAGGTGGTCGGACAGATGACGGCCTCCGGCCTGCGGACAGTAGCCTATGGCCCGGACTACAGCAACCGGGTGGATGTGGCTGTCAGACGGGCCCTGTTAACCGGAATGGGGCAGCTGACTGGACATATATCCAATATGAACGGAAAGAAGCTTGGAACCGATAAGTTTGAGGTAGACTGGCATCCAGGAGCCCGTCCGGAACATGCAAAGTGGCAGGGGCGTGTGTGGACATACCAGCAGCTGATAGATATCTGTGGCTTGGGTACCGGCCCCGGGCTCCTGGGGTGGAACTGCAGGCATACATATTATCCGTTTATAGAAGGGATTTCCGTCAGAAATTATTCGGAAGAGTGGCTTTCCCAGATGGAGAAAAAAGAAGCACAAAAGACGCGGTTCCGTGGAAAAGAATATAATACGTATGAGGCCACACAGAAGCAGCGTCAAATGGAAACAGCAATGCGGGCCCAGCGGGAAAAGGCACAGCTGCTAAAACAGGGAAAGGCAGCTCCTTACGATATTTTAAATGCCAGATGCAAGTATCAGGCCATGCTTGATGAATATAAGGAGTTCAGCAAAAAGATGAAGCTGCCGGAACAGCGTGAACGCATCTATTACGATTTGAGAGGCCGCGTTGCTCCGTCGCAGTATACGTATCAAAAATGGCAGGCAGAGCAGGCGGACAAAGCCGCCAAACGTGCTGCTGCAAAAGAGCGCAAAGCAGACCGGATCCATCAGGAGCAGGCGGAGAGAAACAGACGCGCCGATATGGATGCAGCGCGCCGGCATCAGTAATGGAGGGAACAGCTTATGATTCATGTATTAGTTTCGCCGAAAAAGATACAAGTAACAGGTCATGCTAATATGGCTCCACGAGGTGTGGATATTGTCTGCAGCGCGGTTTCTGCCATAACATTTACTTTGATAGAAGGCCTTAAAAGCATTGCAGGCATGAGAATATATGAGAGTATAGAGACAGGAAACGTATGTATTGAATGGCAGACCATAAATGATACAGGCAAAGCCCTGGTTGATACCTGGTTTCTGGGGATATGTGCTATAGCAGCACAGTATCCGGTTATTAGCTTTACAGACAGTGAGTGAGACATCCCTAAGGGGGTGTTTTTATTATGCCTGACGAGGCCTAAAATACGGGATTATCACAAGAAAGTGAGGAAGAAAAGATGAAAAGGAATGATTTTGATTTACAGATTTTTACGGATGGTGGTGGTGAAGGAAATGGTGCTGGCGGTGCCGGTGCAGGAGCATCTGGGAATGGCAGCGGACAGGGAAAAGCCGGTGGAGCATCCGGGGCAGCATACAGCTATGAGCAGGCGGAGCAGATTGCAAACGCCAGGGCAGAGCATGCATCCAGAGCAGCACTGGCAAAGTATTTTGAAAGCCAGGGAATGACACAGGATGAGATTACAGCGGCGATTGCTGATTTCAAGGCCAAAAAGGCAGCCAGTCAGCCCAATGTAACAGCTGTAGAGAAACAGCGGGATGAAGCGCTTGCAAAGATAGCAGAGATGGAAAATAGCAATTATCTGCGTGATAAAGGCGTTAAAGCGGAGGAGCTGGATTATGTGCTGTTTAAAGTGGGCAAACAGGTAGACGACAAGACTGATTTCAAGAAAGCTGTGGATGCTTATCTGAAAGAGAATCCCCGTTTCACAGGGCAGGGATATAAAGTTGTATCCACGGGAAAACCGGATGGCGGCTCTGGGGCCGGGCAGACAACCAACGATTCAATCAACGCATCCATTCGTTCCGCGTTTGGAAGATAGAGAGGAGAAAAGGAATATGAACAGAAACAGAAAACTTTTTAATTTACAGACTTTCGCCGGTGGTACATCCATTACCAGGGATGGCGCTGAAGCTCTGATTCCGGTACAGGAAAGCCATGAGATTATTCAGGGCGTTGTAGAGCAGTCTGCTGTATTGCAGCGCGGCCGGAGACTTGCCAATATGACAGCATCCCAGTATAAGATGCCGGTACTTGACCTGCTGCCGGTAGCCTACTTTGTTAATGGCGAGGGCGGCGCTGCGAGAAAGAAGCTTACAACCATGGCATGGGATAAAAAAATCATTTATGCAGAGGAAATTGCGGTTATTGTACCGATTTCCGAAGCAGTATTGGATGATGCAGATTACGATATCTGGGGAGAAGTACGTCCCCGGCTGATTGAAGCCTTCGGTCAGAAGATTGACGGTGCTATCCTGTTTGGCGTGGATAAGCCGGCTACGTGGCGGGATGATGTGGTAACAACGGCTGTTAAGGCAGGTGCAACCGTGGCATTAGAAGCTGATTTGTATGAATCTATTCTGGGTGAAACCGGAGTCATTGCAAAGGTTGAGGAGAGCAGCTATTTTGTCAACGGCCATATGTCAGATATTACAATGCGGGCGAAACTGAGAGGACTGAAGGACACTACGGGACAGCCTGTGTTTAAGTCCGATATGCAGACAGGTACAACCTATACACTGGATGGTTCCCCAATGAGCTTTCCGCGCAACGGAGCCTTTGACCGGAGCAAGGCGCTGATGATTTCAGGAGATTTTTCACAGCTGGCTTACTCCATCCGGCAGGATATTACCTTCAAATTGTTCGACCAGGGTATTATCCAGGATCCTGCTACAGGGGAAATCTTATATAACCTGATGCAGAATGACATGGTTGCGCTTCGGGCTGTTATGCGTTTAGGATGGGAGATTCCGAATCCAATTAATGCAATGGTTCCGGATAAAACAAAACGCTGCCCGTTTGCCATTCTGACAAGCGCGGAATCCGGCGCTTCTGTTGCAACATATGCAGCATATGACGGCCAGGATGCAGGCGTAGAAAATAGTATTTATACAGAAGCACAGCTTTCCGGTATGAAGGTTGATGATATTAAAGCGCTGGCAGCTGCAAAAGGCTATGTGATTACGAAAACGGTGAAAGCAGAAATCATTGCAGAGTTTTTGGAACAGCAGAATGAAGCTTAAGGGGGATGGCAGATGTATGTTGATTTTGAATACTATTCCAGTGTGTTTAATGGTTCAGTCCTGTCAGAGAAAACTTTCCCCAAAGCCGAACAGGAGGCTGAAACATATATACGATATCTGACATACCTGAACGGGAATATTTTCACAGATGCAGTACACACAGACAGCGTTAAGCGCGCTGTCTGTGCCGCTGCGGATGTATGTTACACAGTCAGACAAGAGCAGGAGCAGGGAGGAAATCTGAAGTCTGAAAGTAAGGATGGTGTTTCGGTTTCTTTTGTAGTAGCCCGGAAAGATAATGAAACCGTGGAGCAGTATATAAAGCGCTGTATGTATCAGGTGATTAGGCCACGGCTGCTGCCTACGGGGTGGCTGTCAAGGAAGGCAGGGGGCAGGAATGATAACGAATGTGAAAGCTGTAACTGTTTTTAATGGGAGGACGGAGAAAGAAACGCGGAGAAAACAATATATCCCTACGGTAATCTATGGAGTGTCTTATGTGGAGGCAAAGGGATCTGCAGTTACAAATAACGGAGTATGGAGTGATGATGTTCAGTATAAAATCAGGATTCCCTTGTCTGCTGTAGTTCAGGATGGCCGGGAGTTTATACCGGAACTAAGCTATGAAAAATTGAATCAGGATGAGGCTGCAAAGTATTGGACAATCAGCAAAGGGGATCTGGTTGTCCGCGGTGAATACAGTGGAGAAAGTATTCTGCTGTATGAGGATGAGATAGCAAAGTATGCACAGGGACAGGGCATGGAGTTGATACGTGTTAAGGAATATGCAGATAACACATCTGGAGGGAGCCAATACCTGAAGCATTGGCGAATAGGGGGTAAGTGATGGCAACTTTTAATGTACAAACACCATACGCTAAAAGGGTAACATTGCCAAATGGTATGGCAACACTGGAATTTCGGCCTGATTTTGGGGCGCGGATGAGCGGAAAATTTGACAATGCCCAGGTTTTTGTTGACAATGAAGTTTTGCGCTACAGTCAGCCTCTGATACCTTTCAGGACAGGAATGCTGGTAAGAAGCGGAAAAGTTGGAACTGTACTTGGAAGCGGCTGTGTGCAGTATGTTGTTCCCTATGCACGTTTCCAGTATTACCGGACAGCCCAGACCAGATCATATGATGTACGCCGCGGTGCTAAATGGTTTGAAAGGATGAAAACTGCCCATAGAGATGATATTTTATCTGGTGCAAAAAAAGTAATGAGGAAAAAGGGGTAAAAAATGGTTCAGTCAATCATGGAAGGATTAAGCAATTATTTTTTGTCATGTCCGCTTTTAAAAGACGGTGTCTTCCGGGTAAATGCCCTGGGCAGTGAACCTGTGGAATATGCCCTGGAAACAGCGATTACCTCTCCGGTTGTAAAAAGATACGTTGACGGTTCCAGTATTCGGCAGTGCCAGTTTAATTTTAACAGCCGGGAGGCTTACTCCATGGACCGGATCCTGGCGATTCAAAATGATTGCTTTTACGAAGAGTTTTGTAACTGGGTGGAAGAACAAAACAGTCTGGGAAAATTGCCTGAAATGCCGAAAGGATGTGAGGCACAGGCTCTGTCCGTACTTGCACCAGGATATATGCTGGATGTGACAATGGAAAATGCATTCTATCAGGTTCAGCTGAGACTACAATATTTTAAGGAGGCACCAAATTATGGATAAAAAAGACCAAAGCAGAAACGTAACAAAGAGACATGAATTTGCAGATTATCTGAACATTCAGACAGCCGAAGCGCCGGAATTTGTTCTGATGGGAACCGGTTTTACTACGCTGGATGAAAATCCTGGAGCGCAGACTTCTAAAAAGAAGTATGTCAATGAAGCGTCCAGTTCTTCTTCCATCACCAGCTATGAGACAACATTCCCCTTTAAATCGGATTTAATCATCCAGCAGGAGGCGGTTCTGGCACTCTACCATGTAGGACGGAATCATCTTACCGGCTCTGATGCCGAGTTTCAGTATGTCAGGGCAGAACTGTGGGATAAAGTTGAAAATAAGGCCAATGAATTTGCAGCGCGGCTTTTTACAGTATCAGTGGAAATTACCAGTATCAGCGGCGAAGACGAAATTGCCGTAGACGGCAATTTAAATGCAGTAGGGGATCCGGTTGATGGCACATTTAACACAGAAACTAAAAGCTTTACCCCGCTAGGGACAGAAGAAGGAACCACACCGGATACGGGAGCATGATGACAGATTTTATAAAACCGAAAGATAAGTTGAGGAGGGAAAAGGCATGAATATATCAGGCGTAGAACTGGAGTATGATTTTTTTGATGCCGACAAACTGGAGGTATATGAGCGCGAGAATAAAAGGGTGGCGGAGGATATTAAGGAACCTTCACAGTATGAGGGAAAGAGTACTGCGGATGCCCTTCGGATTCAATGCAGGATTGTTGACAGGTTCTTTGATGAAGTATTTGGAGCCGGTACGGCAAAGAGAATTTTCCATGGCAAGGCGAATATCCGGGATCACATGGAGGCTTTCGGAATCGTAGCCCAGGGTGCGGCAAATGCCAGGGAAGAATTTGAAGCAATTGAAGATAAATACACTCCTAACCGTGCAGAGCGGCGGCAGGCAGAGAGAGACGCACGACAGGGCCAGAAGCAGAAAACACGGAACTTTAATTCTTATGCCACACGGAAAGAAAAGAATAAGAACCGTTGAATATTCTAATTGATGATATCGTCTGCCCGGATCAGGCGGAAGTAAGCGGAAACAGGTATGAAATCCGGACAAACTTCCGGACTTCCATTCTCTTTGAGTTGATGATACAGGATGACAGTCTGGCCGGGGAAAAGGTATGGAAGGCACTGAACCTGTATTATCCGGTCCTTCCGGATGATTTACATGCAGCCGTTGAGGCGGTTCTGTGGTTTTACCGGTGCGGCAAAGAAGAGACCACCATACAGAAACGTATGGCTGCCAGGCGGGGAAAGAACCAGATATATTCCTTTGAGCATGATGCCGGATACATTTATGCCGCGTTTCTCTCTGCATACGGCATAGACCTCCAGGACATAGAGTACATGCATTGGTGGAAATTCCGGTTTCTTTTCCATGCACTTCCAAAGGATACGGAATTTGTGCGGATTATGGAATACCGAAGTATTGATATCAACGATAAGATGTCAAAGGAACAGAAAGATTTCTATAAGAAAATGAAACGTCTGTATGCGCTTCCGCTATCAAAAGCTGAGGATGACAGGCAGAATGCCATAGAAAATGCTCTTTTAAATGGCGGTGACTTATCAGGCGTGCTGTAAGCGGAGGTGTTCGAGATTGAAACAGTAAGTAATAAAAATATAATCCAGGTAAAATGCCCGCTATGCGGATATCATATGCCGCTCTTCTATACGGCCGGGGCAGTATGCAAAGGCGTGATGGTTTCCTGTAAGGGCAGGAACTGTCACGCTGTTTTTGAATTAAAAATAAAAGACGGAAAGCAGATGATGCAAACCAGGTAGTGCCATTATGAGCCGATGGTTTCCGGACCTATGAAAAGAGGTGGGGAACAATGGCTTATGATGGCACATTGAAATTTGACACTGCCATAGATGCAGATGGTTTTCAAAAAGGTATAAATTCAATCGGAAGCATTGCTGAAAAAGGATTGAAAGCAACAACTGCCATTCTTACCGGAGCGGCTGCCACAATAGGTACTATGGGCATGTCTGCTGTCAAAGCAGGCTCTGATTTTGAGGGAGCCATGTCTAAGGTAGAAGCGATTTCCGGAGCGTCTGGCAGTGATTTAGAAGCACTGACAAATAAGGCCAAAGAGATGGGGGCGGCCACAAAATTTTCTGCTACGGAATCGGCAAATGCCTTTGAATATATGGCTATGGCCGGCTGGAAAACCGGAGACATGCTGAGTGGCATTGAAGGGATTATGAATCTGGCAGCAGCATCTGGAGAAGACTTGGCAGCTACTTCCGATATTGTAACAGATGCGCTGACGGCATTTGGTATGACGGCATCGGATTCCACACACTTTGCAGATATACTGGCAGCAGCTTCCAGCAATGCTAATACTAATGTAGGGCTGATGGGCGAAACCTTTAAATATGCAGCGCCACTGGCAGGCGCACTGGGGTATTCCGCAGAAGATACGGCTACTGCAATTGGTTTGATGGCTAATGCGGGCATCAAGGGTTCACAGGCCGGTACTTCTTTGCGTTCTATGCTGACAAGGCTTGCAAAGCCGACGAAGGAATCACAGGCGGCAATGAATGCGCTGGGGATATCCATAACGGACAGTTCCGGGAAAATGAAGCCGTTGTCTGAAATTTTGGGTGTTATGCGAAAAGGTTTTGCTGGTCTGACAGAGGATGAAAAGGCCAGCTATGCGGCAATGCTGGGCGGACAGGAGGCAATGTCTGGGCTTCTGGCTATTGCCAATGCGTCTGAAGAGGATTTTAACAAGCTTACAAAATCAATATACAGCTGTGACGGCGCTGCTGCTAAGATGGCAGAAACCATGAATGACAACCTGCAGGGCCAGATAACCATCCTGAAATCCGGTTTAGAAGGGTTAGGAATCTCTTTCTATGAGAAGGTGCAGGAACCATTAAAGGACATAGCGGTAGAGGCCCAGGAAATGGTTGGGCAGCTTCAGACTGCTTTTAACGAGGATGGCTTAACCGGAATGGTTACGGCTTTCGGTGACGTTCTGGCGCAGATAGTTGAAAGCGTAGCCGGAGAAGCCCCGGAATTGATAAATGCGGCAACAGGGCTTGTCAGTTCTTTTTGTGATTCTTTAAAGAGTAGTACCGGGATAGGGGAAGCGGCGGCAAGCCTGATTACCTCCCTGATTACGGCTCTTTTTAGCTGTACAGATGATATTTGGACTATGGCCATTGTTTTGGCCGGAAAAATAGCCCAGGGGATAGCTGATGGCGCGCCGGAAATTGTCCAGGCGGTTTCCAGGTGTGTGCTTGATATATTCAGATGCCTGGCTGATTGGGCACCTGATTTTGTTGATGCCGGAGTACAGATTATAAAAGCCATGTCCCAGGGACTGGCAGATACACTTCCTGCACTTATGCCTCTTGCGGTTGAAGGCATCCTGGATTTGCTGGATGCTTTTGTGAATAACCTGGATTCCATAGTGGATGTCGGTATCGACATCATCATGGCGATAGCAGACGGAATTATCCAGGCGCTGCCGGTTTTGATTGAAAAAGCACCGGAAATTATTGTGAATTTCTGGAAGGCCTTGAACAGGAACCGTGTAAAACTTTTTAAAGCAGGTATTGAACTGATTTTGAATTTAGCTGAGGGGATTATTTCAGCAATACCGGAGCTTGTAAAAAACTTGCCTAAAATTCTGGAGGCATTTGTCCAGACAATCCAGAGCTTTAACCTGATAGAGGTTGGGAAAAGCATTATCCTGTCTGTAGTGGAGGGAATAAAAGTAGCCGGAAGCTTCCTGTTAGAAGCTGTCAGGAATCTTGTGGCATCGGTTGAGGGATTTTTCTCACAGCTGCCTGAAAAAGTATGGAACAGTATTATTTCAGCTGTAGGGATAGTATCTGACTGGGGAATTCAGATGCGGCAGGCTATCTCAGATGCAGCGAGTAACTGTATAGATGCGGCAGTTACATGGTTCTTTGGACTTCCGGATAAAATCGCATATTGTTTAGGTTATGCCATAGGCACAGTTATAAAATGGGGCGCTGACCTTTACACCTGGGTGACAACAGAAATCCCTGCTATCATTCAAAGCGTAGTTGACTTTTTTGCGCAGCTTCCAGGAAAAATCTGGACATGGCTTGTGGAAACAGTCAATAAAACTGTCCAATGGGGAATTAACCTGAAAAACACAGCGGAAACCTGGGTTACCAATACTATTAACTCCGTAGTGAACTTCTTTTCCACACTTCCGGGAAGAGTGTGGACATGGTTAGTTGAAACCGTAAACCGTGTAGTCCAGTGGGGAATTAATTTAAAGAATACGGCTGAAACCTGGGTAACAAGTACCATTAATTCTGTGGTGAATTTCTTTTCTCAGATGCCGGGCAGAATCTGGACCTGGTTAGCGGATACAGTGAATAAAGTCTCCCAATGGGGAGTTAATCTTTTATCCGCAGCAAGTACGGCAGCATCAAGCGCTGTCAACAAAGTAGCGGAGTGGTTTTCACAGCTTCCAGGAAAAGTCTGGACCTGGCTGTCCAATACTTTATCAAAGGTGACACAGTTTGCATCTGATTTGAAAGAGAAAGCAACCGGGGCGGCGCAGGGATTTGTCACAAATCTGGTAGATGGCGTCAAAGGACTGCCAGATAAATTTAAAGAAATCGGCTCCAATATTGTTACCGGCATCTGGAACGGGATCTCCTCCGGATGGAATTGGCTGACTGATAAGGTGAAGAGCCTGGCAAACAGCTTATTTGAGGCTGCGAAAGATGCATTGGATATTAATTCGCCATCGAAAGTATTTGCTGATGAAGTTGGGCGCTGGATTCCTCCGGGAATCGGTGTCGGTATGGAAAAGTCCATGCCTGAACTGGAAAAGCAGATAGATGATGAAATGAGGCTTCTGGCTAACCGGATGCAGATGGCAGTTGCAATCGAGACAGGAGGCATTACTGTTCGTACAAGGGCTAAAGCGGAGCATAATGCTGATACAGAGTACCCAAGAGGAGGCGGCGATACCTACGTGGATCAGCATATAGAACAGGAGAATAACTACCATGTACCGGTAGCCACTCCAAGCGAAACCAGCAGGGCGCAGCGTGAGGCGGCAAGAAAGCTGTTAGGGGGTGTGAAATAGTGAATTTTCTGGATATTACGTTGGAATGTAACGGACGTACACTTATGTTTGGGAAATCTCCCAACGGAGTGAAGAGAGAATTTGGTATCACCAAAATAACGGGACTTGAATCTTCGGAGCTGGAAATTAGCACAACGGATAATGCACTTGTGGATGGATCTACCGTGGATGGGAAACGGATAAAAAACCGCCCCATCCATATAGAAGCCACCCTGAGGGATGACAGGAATAATGAGGTCAACCGGCAGATGATTATTAAGTTTTTTAATCCTAAATATTCCGGAAAGATGACAGTGAACTATAGCGGTACAAAGAGAAATATTGAGTATGAACTGGAAGGATGGACCTTTGTAGCGGAAAGCAATGTCTATAACCAGCTTTCTATCGTGGCCGACCTGAAATGCCCGGATCCGTTCATGAAAAATATAGATAATTTCGGCCAGAACATGGCGGATATCAGTAGACATATTGCTTTCCCCTGGAGGGTAGTAAAAAAGAAAACCATAGTTCCGCCACCGCACAAGGGATTAACTCTTCCGGGACAGATAACAGGGTATAGGACACTTACGAAAGAAGTGCATCTGCCTAATGACGGGGATGTGCCCACCGGAGTACAGATTCAGTTTGTGGCACAAAGGGGGCCGTGTACCAATCCAAAGATTACGTTGGTCGGAACCGGCCAGTTTGTCCGGGTAAAGATAGAGATGCAAAAAGGGGATATATTGATGGTTGATACCAACAAGCGGCACCAGGTGATAGAACTGAACGGTGTTAATGTCTATCAGAAGATTGACCGGCTGTCTGAACCGTTTGAATTAGAGGTGGGAAGCAACTATCTGGAATATGACGCGGATGAAAATTACACGAATCTGGATGTAAGGCTTTTTTATACTCCGCTTTATCTGGGGGTGTGAGGATGAAACTGATTGTACTTGATAAAAATTTTGATACCCTTGGCAGTATCCCGTTATTCCGGACCTTGATATGGGTAAGGAGATATGAAAAACCAGGGTGTTTTGAACTGTATACTTCCAAGAATTATTTTGAGTTGTTAAATTCCGGAAGATACCTGTACCGGAACGATGCAGATGAACTGGGGGTAATTGATGAAGTGAGTTATTCACAGGATGAAAACGGCGGCAGAGAATCATACGCAAAAGGGAACTTTGCAGAGGTGCTTCTTGCAGACAGGGTAATCGAGTCTACGGTTACTCTGACAGGAAATATTGAAACGGCAATGAGGAACCTTGTAGGAAGGACTGCTGTCTCTCCATCAGACAGTGAAAGGAAAATACAGCATCTGAGACTTGGCAGTATATCCGGGATTTCCGGAAACCTGAATATGCAGACAACCGGTGATAATTTGAGCGAAAAGCTTTATGAGATAGGAAATACACAGGAAATAAGCCATCGAGTGCGGTATGACTATCTGACAAATGACCTGGCTTTTGAGGTTTGGAAGGGAAAAGACCGCAGAGACAGCCAGGAGGAAAACAGCTGGGCGATTTTTTCCAATTCCTTTTATAATATCCGGAATGTTGTTTATAACCGAAATAGCAGCGCTTATAAGAACTTTGCCTATGTTGCCGGAGCCGGTGAAGGAAGCAATCGGGTAATTGTGACGGTGGATTTAAGGTGCCAGGGGGAAGAACGGAAAGAACTGTGGGTAGATGCCAGGGATTTACAGCAGCAGGATGACAGCGGTAATACCATCAATTTGTCTGATTATCAGGCACAGCTGATACAGAGAGGACGGGAAAAACTAGCGGAGTACCGGAAAGTAGAGATGGTAAACAGCGGGATTGATTCCAATGCGAATCTGGTTTATAAAAAGGATTTTGACTTGGGAGATTTCTGTACCTATGTCAATACGGAAATCAAGATTGCTACGGATAAGCGTATTACAGAAGTGATGGAGACCTATGAAGGAGGGGCCGTGGAGCTGGAGGTAACTTTTGGAACAGATGAAATTGCGACGGTAAAACAGCTTATTAAGAGGGAGGTGTAAAAGGGTGCTGCGATTTGGGTTTTTTGACAGTGAGATAACAGGATATGACGAAGAGGATATGCCTATATTTGACAGAGCGGAATCTTCAGATTTCCTGGCTATGTTCATTTCCCGGATTATCAGTGATGGTGTGCTGGCCCAGCCGGGGGACTGTTTTCAGGTGGTAGCTTATGAGGGAATGGTTCTGAAGGTGAGGCCGGGATTTGGCATTATAAAAGGAAGATTTGCCATGGATCTCCAGGAGTTTGAGATAACGGTACCAGACGCCCCGGCATCATACCGGCGCATTGACCGGGCTATATTAAGGGCAAATTATCTGGACAGGTGCTGTGAGATCATTATCAGAGAAGGGGAAACTGGTGCGAATCCAATTGCCCCGGATTTAATGCGTCCTGCATCTGGAGATTATTACGAATTGTGTCTGGCTACGGTATCGGTCAGCGCCAAGCAGACAGTCATCAGCCAGGCAAATATCACAGATACCAGGCCTAACAGTGCAGTATGCGGATTTATCACCCAGGTAATAGACCATATCGATACCAGTGTATTTTATGCACAATTCGATCAGTTCTATAAAGAATTTGAGGAACAGGCGACCGGCGCATATGCAGATTGGACAAAACAGTACAATCAGTTTTATGAGCAGTTAGTAGAGAAATCAGATGCTGCCTATGGAGAATGGGCGGCGGCATTGGACAGTTATCTGCAGGGAATCCAGAACACAGGTAACAGTCAGGTGCAATCTATTATAAATATGCTGGAATCCTTTGAGACAAATGCAGAGGCGGAATTCCGGGAATGGTACCAGCATATCAAGGATACGCTTGACGGAAATACAGCCGGGAACCTGCAGAACCAGATTGATATTTTGACAGTACAGGTCAATGCTCTGGAGGATATGCTGCTTAATGGCGTAGTATATACAGCGCTTGCAACGGAAGACAGAGAGGAGCTTGTAGCAGAGAACGGAGAAATTTTAGAAGCATCCTGGCCGATCTGTCAGTGTGTGGATATGGCTGGAAATATACGATTATAGGAGAGGTGGAAAAGATGAAAAAGATTAGCGAATTAACTCCAATCAGTGGAGAAATACAGGAAGAAGATATTTTGGTTGTCAATACGGCCGGAGGAACCAGAAAAATTACATATGCGGAGTTGTGTGAGGCTGTGAAGATAACTTTGGGAATTAGAGAGGTTGTGGAAAGCGTCAATATTACCGAACCAGGATTTCTGATGGATGGACAGACTGCATCTGAAGCATTGGCTCAGTTAAATGGCAATATTGAACAGTTAGGCAGCCAGACCCAAACCATATCTAGCAAAGTGTTTGTTGATGGTAAGCCCAATGTCACGGGCGGACAATTTAGCGGAATTGTAAAACCGTTGGAATGTTGGTTAGTATGTGGCATGAATTATATACAAAATGAGGTAGTTCTAGCACTTGTATATCGTTCAGATGTTTCATCAAATACACGAAAGGTGTATTTATATCAATCAAACGATAAAATATCAATAAGTACTAATTCTTCTGGAACAGTATCTATTCGATATGAAGATCAAGTAACAAATGATGTAAAAGGTGCAATGTTCCGGTTGATTTAGACATATTTAATCATGACGAATATCCCACATCCTTTTTTCCACACCCGCTACTGTACTTCTAAAATTAATACCAGCAGGATCTACATTAATTACCATGCAGTTATTTTCGTTTTGGCCTATAAAGATAAATACTTGACCCTTTTCTGATACTTGAAATCCTGTTTTTATAATTCCATTGGTTTCCCATTTGCTCCAAGAACCAGTATCAAGTAATTGGCGTGTAAATTCAAGCCCTGATAAATATGTTGTATATTTTTGCATCACTAGGTTGTGGGATGAATTAGATATTACCTCTAAATATCCATTTGTTGCGGATGGAGCATTTAAACATCCGTTACAGTATCCGAAACAGGTATGTTTTATATTATTTAAATCTTCGCTAATTAAACTTATAGACATCTGGCTGCCTAACTGTTCAATATTGCCATTTAATTAAGTGTAGAGACAGGATAGATATTGTCGAATATTGGAAACTGTGATACAATTCAGATACGGAAAGTCAGAGAGCAAAAGGCGGCTTACCCTCCTTTATGGAGGGGCTAACCCTCCAGACGAAAGAAAGGAGGGATTGCCAGTGATTACATATCAGGATTTTTTCTTGTTTTGTACATTCATTGTATCCCTTATTAGTCTGCTTTGTCAGATTTTTAAGGGTAAAAAATAGCCGCCACTACCGCAAATAGTGACGGCTTGCCTCGTAAGGGGCTAAGCTAAACGTTATTGAGGGTAGGTCGCTTCTCTGGCTTTCCCCTTCCATATAAACTATAACATATTTATGACATGGTTTCAAGAATTTTTTGTGTACACAAAAGTCCTCATATTTTACACTGATGTAGAAGGAGGGCTTATTTTTATGGTAGAGAAAGTACTTGAGAAGATAATTAATGAAATGACACCACATCTTGATAATGGGCAGTTGGAGCATCTAAGCAATGTTTTATATGTCAATTTCCATGGTTTAGAGCTTCAGGAGCAATCTACAGAGTTGGCTGCTACAGGTATGGATGGAGATGCAGCCAAGATTAAAATGTTTGTAGCCAGTAAAAAGGCAGTGAACAGGCAGGACAATACGTTAAAGCAGTATACAAGGGAAATATTGAATATGTTAAACTTTCTCGGAAAACGTCTGGAGGATATTACAGGCATGGATTTACGTTATTACTATGGTGTTATGAGAGAGCAGAAGGGTATCAAAATGTCAACAATGCAGACAAGACTTCATTATTTATCATCATTCTGGGATTTTCTTAACACAGAAGAATTAGTTCAGGGAAATCCGGTAAAAAAGGTTGGATTGTTGAAGTTGGAAAAAGTTATTAAGAAGCCCTTTTCAGCGGAGGAGCTGGAGGCATTGCGGGTGAATTGTATAGAACTACGTGACAGAGCTTTGATAGAGTTTTTATATTCTACAGGTGTCCGTGTTTCCGAATTGATGGCTTTAA